CAACTTCCCAAGTAGAGGTGACGATAAAAAGATTTCATTAAGAAACTCTGAACACGAACAGTTTGACTACGACTTTGCTAAAAATGTAAAGGAGGTGGGTGTGGGAAAGCAGATATGGAAAGCAGGGGGCAACATAAGGGGCAATGAAGCCTTTATGTTGTGGGGTAGAGCCAAAGAAGGCTCAGATTCACCTGCCGTGCTTTCTTGGATTAAGGAAAGAGAATCATGGGGTGCAAGACACTTCAGAGATGGTCAGGCTTTCAAAAGCGGTAGCAAGAGTCCAAACCTCAGCAATGTAGCAGGTGTTGTAGCACAAATGAAATGGGGTGTAGTGGGTACTTTGGGTGAACAAGGTATGAAGGACGTGATTCTTGAACTTACTAAGAAACTAGAAGATAAAAAAGAAGTAGACGATGAATTCGTTGAAAAGTATTGGTTCTTTTATACCGAACATAAAGACACAAACACATTAGAACTTTCAAGCAAAGCGGTATCTGCAAAGGTAAAGACCGCATTACAAGGTAAAGTTGACGATCACAATGAAAAGTATGGTGACAATGCTTCTAAAAGAGCAACACTTAGAATGTTGACTGCTGTATTTGAAAGAGGAGTAGGAGCATACAATACTAATCCTGCAAGTGTTAGAGCAAGAGTAAGATCTAGTGACCAGTGGGCATATGCTAGGGTCAACTCATTTATGTTTGCACTCAGAACAGGAAGATTTCAAGGCGGCAAGTTTGACAGAGACCTATTACCAAAAGGACACCCTCAAAGCACCAAAGAATGATTCCCCAAAAAAAGCAACTTAGCAGATTCCGTAGAGGGAGAGTCAGTGTTCAAAGGGAAGTCAGAAAGCAACTAAGAATCAGAAACAATTTAGAAAGAGCCTTTGTTCGTAGGCTTACATCTTTGTTTGGACGTTTTGTAAATACCAGAGCATATTTATACAGAGAGTTTGGCTTGTATGACTTAGGTACAGCTACAAGAGACCTACAAGGTGAACTCTTTCCAGTCATGCAAAGTCATTATAGAAGAGTGTTCAGAAGTATTTATGACGAAAACAACAATGCCAATACATTAGAAGAAATGAAAGAAGATGCCTTAGTATTTGGTAGAAACGTAGATTTAGAACCAATTTTAGAAGAATACTTCAGAACCAGACAACTTTTCTTAGCAGGTATATCTTCAGGTATAGCAAATAGAGTTGATAAAATTATCAAAGACGGTAGAAGCGAAGGTCTTACATTAGTACAGATAGCTAAAAATATAGAAACAAAACTTAGACCAATTACAAAGATAAGAGCCGCCACCATAGCTAGAACAGAAACTCACAATGCGGCAGGCCATGCACATCACCGATATTACAAACAAGTTGCTTCAGATTATGGATCTAAGATGGTTAAGAGATGGGCGGCAACTAACGATGCAAGAACTAGATCGGCACACTCCACAGCCAATGGACAAATAAAAGATATGAATGAGGACTTCATAGTTGATGGTTCACCTATGTCGCACACTGGTGATCCAAGAGGAGGAGCAAGAAATAATATAAACTGTAGATGTGTAATAATTTATGTAGATGAACAAGATGTTGTGCTTGATTAACAGTTCAGATACTATATGTTGACATAATGC